ACCGAGGAAGATGCTAATTGATGGTGTTAGCTACGAGATAAATTGGAGAGGCTTCAAACTTGGAGCTTCTTTTTTTGTCCCGTGCATACACAAAGATATTGCAAAAGAAGAAATAAAAACAGTAACCCGCCGACTCGGGTACAAGGTAGTTATGAAATTGGTAATTGAGGAAGGAATTAGGGGCTTGCGTGTTTGGCGGATTAGGTAGTATGATGGTCTTGAATTTAGCGATCTTTCGTTACTTTCTCCTTCGTTCAAGTTTTGCCCCGCTAGCCTTTTGGTTTTGCGGGGCTTTTTTATTTCTGCCCATACTCTGGCATATCACTAAGCTCACTACGTAAAGGTTTAGGTATACGCGCACCCATAGTGTTTGCTATAGCTGATTGTTCGGCACGTTTCTTAAATGACTCTGTAATAGTTTCAAAAGTTATTGCGTACCCCGGATGTTTGCGTGTGAACTCATTTGCTTTCTGTAAAATTTCACTAAACGTCTCAGGGTTATCACGCTCCATCCACAACCTGTTCATGATTGAATCATGTTGGTTTGTAATCTTTTGCGCTTTTTGTACTGTTTCAATAGAAGCTTTTTGTGCTTGTGCTATACGCAAAGGCTGCAAACCAATAGCTTGTATTGCTATTTCAGAAGTAGTAAGTTCATCTACAAGAATATCACCACCTTTTGTCTTAGCGCCTTCAGTAGCCAAACGACCTGCTGTTACTGGCTTAGCAAATAGAGCAGGAGCCATCTTCTCAAATGCACGGCCAATCTGACCTTCTTGTACTAAGTCCCACGCATCAGCAGCATTTACTGTTAAGCCAACTACAGGACCAGCATTTGCAATAAGGTTTTCTATAACGCTCTCACGGGTATCAGGTGAATAACGCCCGTCTCTAAACCATAAGTTCTTTAAATCTAAGCTAACACGATCAGATAATGCACCGCCAGTAACTGTTGAAGCAGGACCATATAACAATGTTTCACCAACTTTACGTCCAGCTTTATTTGCTTTTTCTTGATCCATACCAAACTTTTGAAGCATTGCACCGGCGTAACCACCGAATTCGGTTTCTATGTAATTCTTAAACCAGTTTTCCCAGTTAAAGAATTCATCGTCGTCGTCATCTTCACCTGCCAACATGCCAACCAGTATAGGTGTAACCGTGCTAAAGAATGGCAACGCCACGTAACCACCAAACAAATACGTCATACCTAAAATACCTGCTAACCTACGACGTGCTTCTTTAGCTACTTCTTTTTGGCGAGTTTGCGCTTCAGCCATTTGCTGCTCGATTATTTGATCTTTATCTACAGCAGTTTTGTAATGCTCTTCTAGTATTCCACGTAGCTCATCTAGTTCAGCTTTAGAGAATGGTTTAATTAAACCTAATTGTGCGTTACGAATTATTGCGTAAGAAGCAAGCACCGAGTATTGCTTAAACTTAGTTAACACACTTAGTAATGGCGGTGTGAAGTATCTAGGTTTCATTTGGCGAGTAAAGTCACCAAGTGCTAGACCTGCAATGTCTTTTGCTTCGTTAATAGCTAACTCTAAAGCTTCTTTGGAGTACTGTGTTGTACCATCAGATGTTGTAGCGTTATTAGTAAACTGCATAGGTTGACCCTGCGCATCACGTTTAACAATACCACGAGCGTCTTTAATAGGCTCGGACATAAGTTTTTCGTACGCAAGTTCTACAACCGACAGTAACGTTACTTCACGATTTAATCTTTCTGATTGGTGGAACAAAGCGGATATACCACGCTTAACAGCATTGTATGTACCAGTGTATGCCGCAGTTGGACCCTCACCGATATTCAAAACGTCGTTAGTTAAAGAGATGTTAATTTGCTCTTCGTCTAAAAGCTGTTGAGCTGCATCTTTTAATATGCCTTCTAACTTACCACCTTCTACTATAGAAGGGAAAGCCATATCCATTACAGCACCTTTTGCTAACGGTGAGAACGTACGTTTTGGTACCGTCTGCAGATACTTACCCATGTTTTCTAAAATGCGTTTGTTAGCATTTGCATAGCCGAATCTACCACCAATATAAGGCATAGCTATTTGTGCAAAGCCAATTACGTTTAACATAGAAGTAAATGGCGCAGACAACATAAAGTAGAACACTGACTCAGAAAGTTTACCTGCGACTTTTGCAGCTAAGCTAGTATCTTCAGTACCAAGAATTGTTTTAGAACGCTTCTCTACTTCGTTTACATAATCACGATAGACTTCGGCCTTGTCGCCTTTTGCAAATGACCTAATCCAATCTTGTGCGTTGGATAAGTTATCCATAAACTCTTGAGCGTACTTAAACCGAGAGCGTTGGTATGCACTATGAACAGCATGTGTAGCAAACACACGTAACATGTCACCGCTTGCACCTTGAATTGCTTTACGGTTAATAAACATCTTACGCATGCTTTGTTGTGGTAGGAGGATATAGATAAGTTGGTTTAAGCTATCTCTAATCTCGCCCTTTAACTCATCTTGAGTTTTATCTCTAGGTAAACCTGTAGATGTATCAACCACGCTATTACCTATGCTATCAACTATTTCTTGCACATCCTGAAGTATTTTAGTCGTGCCTACGTTCTGTCCGTACAGAGTAGATATGCCATTACCTTTATCCATAGTATCTACGAGCGCACGTTGATTTGCGTTGCCTCTGGACAACTCACGTTTTCTATTGCGCATAGCTAATGCTCTAGCTACACGGCTCTCATACATATAGAATTCTTTGAAATTGCCTTCACCCACTTGGAACCAGAACTCACCAAAACGACGTAACGGGAAGTAAGGACCCTTTAACTTATCTGGCCCAAACTGTGCATCGATCTTATCTAATAACTCTTGGCGTTCTACAGGATCAGTTACACTGTTTGCACGTTCTTTCATTAGGCGTACGGTTTCCTGTACGGCGCGTACGTAGAAGTCACGTACATCCCTGTATATCTGTTGGAAGTCTGGACCTAATGCGTTCCAAGCATTTGCCATTTCCTTATTGACTTTAGATACATCATAGTTAGGGCCTTTTGGGTCAACCTCTAACCCACGAATAGTAGCTTCCAACATAACACGACCAAGCAGCTGAGAACCTTTTAAGTTCTTAGCCTGTGCCTTAGTCCAACGTTTAATAATATCGCCACCCTCATTCATAATCTTGCCACGATATGCAAGCATCTTTTCAATCGTACGGATAGCAGTATCAATCTGTGGAAACTTAGTTTTAGTAATATCAGCAATCTGACGTAAGTTCATAACCCCAAGCATAACGTTACGGAATACACCATTAGTAGCATCCCACATTGCGGGCATTAAATCACTCTTTATTGTTTCCCAATCCTTAACACTCTTCATCGTGTCTTCAACAGTACGCCACGAAGTGCTAATAGGCCCACGTTTTCTTGGCCCTTTTGCTCCAGCAAATACAGGACCCGCCGATACTGGCTCAACAGAGCGATCAGCATTGAATAACTTGTTGGCTTCTATTATTGAGCGACCAGTAATGTTATCCATACCGAACATATCCATTACTAGCTTTACAAATCTGCTTAGCATATTTGTACGTGCAGGGGCGTATGGTACTTTCTTTAACTCAGCTTGGAATTCTTTATTGGTATATATCTCTGATATAAACTCTTTTAAGTTTGTAAACCCGTAATACGGTATATTAGTACTAGCCTTCGCAGCTTCAAATAGTTTTTCTAACTCTGCAATAGCTTCATTTTGTTCAACGGTGCGTTGGTCTGCCGGTGTATTCAACAGCATTACTGTAGCTGCATGAACTGCTTCATGTAGGAATACTCGGTAGGTAAGACCTTGGTTAGTAGTTGGGTTTAAGTTTATTACATCAAAACTTGGGTAGTAACCACCGTGGGCGGTTAAGCCTTTCATAGCATCTTTAAATGCTCTTACTACAGTATTGTATTGTGGTAATACTGGTTTTAATGCGGCATTATTTACTATTGTAATTAAGCCTTTATACACACGCTCAAGGCTTTCAGCCCTATCGTAGTTCTCAAAATACTTTGCGTATACGTCAGGCATCATCGTTCGTACAAACTCAAACAACGTTTTTTGCGCTTCAGCACTTCTAAGATCAATAGCTTTACGTGTCATGTTACGTTGATCGCCGACACGAGTACCTGTAGGTAGGTTTAACTCTGCTAATCTAGCAGCAAGTTCTCCGTAGAAGCCACCCACCACTTTCGACATTGCATTTAATGCACCGTTAATATCGTTGTTTGCAATAGCATCTACTACTGTCGGGTTCATATCACCGCCAGCCATAGCACCTTCAAGTGTTTTTAATTCTTCATCGCTAACGCTAGTCTCAGCTTTTGTCCAACCTTTAACATTAGGTAACGCAGTTCTTGTGCCAGTTGAAAGTTGTTCTCTACTTAGGTACTGACCATTACCTTCTAATATAGCTGTTAAGCCACGAAGAAGCGGGGCATCGCTAGGCATGCCGAAAGCGTCTTTAACATATTCGATAAACTCTTTTAAGAACTGTGCAATCTTCTTAAATTTATTTTGAGCTGCAACGCCATACCTACCAGCTATTATTTCAGAACCAGTAACAGCCCAGAATTCCGACGGATCAAACAGTGCGTACATAGTGTGTGGCACTGCGCCACTAGTAATCATTTTTATTGCTAACTCAGCAGCATCGTCATTATTGTTAGCATTATATTCATTTACATACTCTAAATACTTTAGTATGTTTTCTTGTTTTGTAACTTCTTTAGCTAAACGCTCTAATTCTGCTTGTGCTTTGGCATGATCTTTAGCGCGAGCAGGATTATTTAATATACCTTCTTGTTTTTTAATTTTATCGTTAAGTTGTTTTAACTCTTGTTTAGCTTTTTTATTAGCACCGCCAACACGCACCGCCCACTCATTACGTAACAGTGCTTGCAATTCTTTCGGCATCAATCTTTCTAAGTGATGCAGTATCTCGTGTATCGCTGTATTTACATCATCATTATTATATGTAGAACCAAGTCCGGCAGTTGGGTTAAATCGTAAAAATATATTTACTAAACGTTGGACAGTGTTATATTCACCAAGAACCCCACCCTCTACTTGGTTTCTTTTATTTGCATTTTTTGGTTGCGCAATAGATATAGCTAAGTCTTGAACCATATCAGGGTTCTTGCTAAGGAACCATCTAACCATACGGTATGCTTCAGGAGAAATCTTTCCTTGGTTAGCTGCGTCTTCTAACGCTTTAATTACTCTACCGAACCCACGTTCTTTTGCTAACCCACTTGACGTGGCGTTCTTCATATCACGCTTATCACGTATGCGCTCTTGTAACTCAGTCATCGCATTAGTGTACTCAGCATATGAGAGCTTGTTATCTTCAAGCATCTTTTGTAGCTTATTAACGCCGACTTGGTTTAGCGGAAGTGTATCTACTAAAGCTGCTATTGGGTCTTTATAAGCGTAGCTTGAGCCAGTGAAACCTACATTAGCTAATGGTTTGTTTTCTTGTTGTTGCAATAAAAATTTATTGGCTTCAATTATGTCATCACTTAATTGTTTTTGAGATTGCTCTACTTGTTCTGGATTAGCACGTTGTAATTTACGATCTACTGCATCTAGTTTTGATAGCAGTCTAGTAGCAGAGCCGGATATCTGCGAAGCTAAGCGGTGCGCAGTTTGTACTTCTGGTTTATCTTTTGCTGTAAACGAATTTACTTTATTAACTTGTAACCCACTTTTATTAATAAAGTTAGTTAGCTTTTGAATAGTATCGTTTACTGTATTTAGAGTATGTCTATGTACCGGATGCTGTATGTACGTGTCATATCTCTTCTTATCTTGTGGGAGATCGCCTATAGACGAAAGCAGATTACGCGTTTCTTTTACAGCTATATTTCCAGCGCCTTCATACTTTTCGCGTAATCTTTCGACCTCATTTTCAAACGCTTGTTCCGCTCTACGTATTAGCAATGGGTCGGTAATACCCATCTCTGTTAGTGCATCTTCTAAATTATTTTCATACAACTCTAAAGCGGCTTCTAAATTGCCGTTGTAATTAGGGCCAGTAAACACATCAAATGCAGACTGTGCACTAGCTATTGCAATACTTTCAGCATTAGCTATATGGGCTTCTTCTACAGCATCGTACTTAGCTTGTGCAGCGTCAAAGTCTTCAGTCGTAGCGTTAGGGTCATTAGATAATCTATCTTCAGTTGCCCATAATTCATCTTGCGCATCTTCAAGCGACATTAATGCACCTGACTGAACTCCTTTTGGTGCTCCAGCTCCCGTAACATCTGTATCAGAAACACCCAGTCCTGTTCCCTCAGATGATGGAGTGACTCCGGCACCGGTACCTTGTGGGGGTTTGCCAATATCTTCAGCGCCAACTCCACTTGTGTCTGTGATAGGTGGGGTAACATTCTCGCCTCCTGTTTCCTCGACCGGTATTTTGTATATAGCAAATTTGCCGTCTTCTGTTTCTTCAAACGTAAAATTTTCTTTAGGGCGATTAGCTTTTAAAACATTAACGTACGCTTGTGCGCCACGCGCACTGTCATAAGTATCAATCAGTTCTTTAGATGGTGCAGGGGGAGGCGGAGGAACGGTCACTCCTTCTGTTGTTCCGGCTTCTTCTCGCGCAGCTAAATCATCAAGACCACGTAATGCTCGGCCTTCAGGCGTGTCTGTTTCCTTTGCTTCTTTTTTAGTAAAAGCAGCTTGGGTTGCTTTACTAGCGCCACCAAAAAATCCGCCACCAACAGCTTCAGCAGTAGCAGAATTAACTATACGTTTGATATTCTCTGATGTAATTAAATCACCAGTCTGTTCGCCAATAGCACGTTCGGCAGCTATCTGAATAGCTTCTTGTGTACCACCTGCTACAAGTTCTTCGGCGCCTTGTTTAGCAATAGCTTTAGGTATTTCTTTTATTACTTCTTTACGTGTTTGATTTTTTACAAACTCAAGTAATGGGCGTTTAGCTAACGCAGCTGCTGGGCCTAACATTACATCAACACCACCGGAAGCTAACGCCGAAGCTAACGTAACGTCACCAGTTTTAGCTACGTAATCGACTATAGCATCTGCTTTAGCTTTAGGGTCTTTTATGTCTTTGGTTTTCTCGTCTATAAAGTTTAGACGGCTCTGTACACCACCAGACAACTCCATAGTTGCACCAGTAGCAAACAAACCTAAACCACCTGTAGTAACACCAGCTACAATAAGTGGGACAAGTTGTACACCTGCAGAGCCTAAGTTATACGCAGCCCAGTTGGTAAAATCTTTTACGCCTTCAATATCAGTAAAATCTTCTGTACGACCTTTGTTTGCTAGATTTTCTTGTTGATATCGTTTAAGTATATTTACTGCTTCTAATACAGATTCTTTTCTTGCGCCTACTTCTGCATTTGCTTTTTCTTTAAGTTGCGCACGTACTTCTGGCTTTGAGTTGAAATACATGCGAGCACGAGAAGTCTCAAAGTCTGAACCACCTTTTATTTGCGTTGGGTCAGTAATCTCACCTTTGTCTATCTTGTCATATAGGCTAGCTGTATTTAAGTTAGTAAGTGCAGCACCAACGTCGGCAAAAGCGCCAGCAGAAGTTGGTATACTTTTTACAGAAGTTACCCCTGACTTAATACCTTTCCCTGCTTCTTCAATAGGAGCAAAGCTTTTATCTTGTTCGGGGGCAGTTGGTTGTTCTTGTTTTGGGTTGAGCGGGTTTGGCCCCGTAGTTATAACAGGAGCTGCTTGTGGCTGTGTAAATTTTGCAAACGGATTGGCTTCGTCTTGTACAGGTTGTTGTACAAATTTGGCAAATGGGTTGCCTTCATCCTGTTCAGGCTGAACATACCTTGCAAACGGATTTGCCATGTTACTTTCCTAATACTCTAGCTGCAGCACCTTGACCAAATACTTGATCGAAATACGCTCGTGTCTGAGGGTTATCGTTTGCTTTTAGTTGGTCAACAGCGGCGGGAGGAGGGGCTACTATAGTTGAACCTTGTCTTGATGCGTCTTCACCTCTGTATACTTTATTAAGGTGGTAGTTATCTATGGCGTCGCGTTCTTTCTTTAGCTTATCTGCAGCTGTTTTATCACCGTTAGAAGCTTTTGCTTGTAGGTCTTGAAGTGGTTTACTAAACAACATCTTCTGTGACCACTCTGCATCAGCAGCTTTATTAGCAGCAGTAACCGCATTAATAACAGCGTTCTGTACATCTTTAGGATGCGTAGCCAGTGCATATGCTTCAACACGTTGGAAGAACGTTGCGTTCGGCATAGCCTCTTTCATTTGCTTACTATCTGCAACCTTCATGATATCTGGCAATGCTTTCTGACGTTCTCTTTCCAGAGATATCTGATTAGAGCCACTGATACGTTGAGCGTTTTCTGCAGAAGCATAATCAACTTGTTTGCCATACATTTGGGTTTCAAGCTTCTTGCCTTCAACTGCAACAGCATTTTGAGCTTCGATATTTTTATTTTCGGTTTCTCTAACTTTATCAAGAAGCGAGTCACGTCTAGCAATAGCAGCGTCTGTGCCGGTTTTCTTAGCCTGATAATCAGCCAACTTAAATGCGCCGATTCTATCGTCAAGTTTTTCTTCAGATGCGCGTAAATCTTTCATAGCATCTTTGTAGTCTGCCATACCTTTAGTTGCACCTGTACCTAAAGCTGCTAACTCTCTACCTTTTTGAGCTTGCATTAAACCGGTGCCAAGATTCATTAAGAACTCACCTTTAGCTTGTTCTCTACGTGTATCGAGTTCACCACGCTTAGCTTCTTGCTGCTGCATCAATCCTTCATACGGATTAACTATACCTTGTTGTTCATATATGCCTTGTTGTTCAGCAAGTATTTCTTCAATTGTTTTTTCTTGTGGGCCTTTAAATTGACCTAGCTGAATATTTGTACTTGGCGCTTTAGGCATACCGCCATAAGCGTAACCCGGAACTTCGCCACCTTCATCAAACGCAACAATGCCACCACCAGCGTAGTTACCAACATTACCGGCAGGTAAAGACTCTATGCCAGCAGGGGCTTGAGCTAGTTGTGGTTGTGGCTGAACCTGCCCTTGCTGCATACCCATTTGTTGCGGCTGCGGTTGAGCTTGTTGTTGTGGTGGAGGTTGTAAGCCAAGTGCATCTTGCGCTACTGTTGCGGTCGGCGGTTGTGCATCTTGTTTAGCAACACGTTCTCTCATCATAGCTGCTAATACAGCTTTTTGGGTATCGATCAACCCAAGCTGCGCCATACGTCCAAGTTGTGGCTTAGAGTATTTAAACGCTAAATCTTTAATCTCGTTTATTGGGCCGTAATTGATTGACATAATTAACCCTTCATCAACTGGTCGATTGCTACTTTATCTAAGCCGTATGGAACGCTACCACCTTTAGCACCGAGCAAACCTGCTTTACTAGCACCGAGTGCGGCTAGTCCTAAACCCGCCACCTGCCCCATACCTGATGGAGCTGCTGCTGTGTACTGTTGTTGTGTCTGTTGACCTAATGGTGCGCCACGCAATATATCTGACATAAACGCCAAATTTTGCTGTGGGTACGCCTTTTGTGTTAAGAAGTCTTGGTATTGCTGTTGCAGTTTTGCTTGCTGTAATGCCTGTTGTTGTGCACCTGCAGTGGCTTGGGCATTGATAATATCTTTCTGCTGACCAAATTGTGTCTGACCTAATTGACCAAGAGTAGCCGCTGTCTGTGTTGCGCCCTGCATACCCTGTAATCCTAACGTAGCACCAAACTGTTGAGCTTGACGAGCTTGGTCGTATGCAGATTGCATACCTCTGCCATATATATCGCCAAGCTGAGTTTGTAAGTTACGTTGACGCTCTGCCTCTACAATAGCTGAACGTGATCCACCGAACGCACCTTGTTGCACAGCCCTAGCTTGATCCATCTGTCCTTGTATAGCAGACTGACGAGCAGCCTCACGCATTTGTGGTGCTAACGCATTCTCCATATACGGAGACATATATGCACTCATTGCATACGGGTTGGTAGCTTGCATTGTGTACTGCTGACCTGCACCAAGCTGACCAAGACCTGCAATACCTGCCACCTGCGTACCTAATCCTAATTGCTGTGAAGGACCAAGATCGGCAGCAGCTTGTTGCGCTTGTTGTTGCATAGGTGTAAACCCAGCGATGCGTTCACCACCATAAGCTTGATAAGGGGCTTCAGTAAACGCTTCTGCTTTACCAAGCATTCTTTCTACATACGGTTGTGCGTACTCAGGTATGGAAGTCTGAGTTACGGTTTGACTTGATGGTGGTGGAGGAGCTGATGAGCCGCACATAATTTACCTCAGAATGTATATATCATTTGCGTTGCTGCCTCTTTGAAACCCATTCGGCCCCATAGTTTAGCTACACGCAGGTCTGTCATTGCGGAGACTATTACTCGTTTCACTCCGCGCTCTTTCAATTCTTCAAGAATAACTTTTACTAGCTTCTTGCCTACACCATTACGGTGGTCTTTTAGTACAAAGATAGTATCTTCCTGCGCTATTAAATCACCGTTGTGCATGTCATTTGTTAAATAAACATTGCTATATCCAACAGGCTTACCCTCTAGCCTTATTATAAAAGTCAACAACCAGCCACTTTCACCCGACTCTATGTACTTATCCAACCTAGGATTATATGGCGGGTAATGTATCCCGTCGTTAGCCAACCTTTCGCACATCTCTTTATAGTGCTGTCGATACAGTGGCTCCAGTTCATTATATGTTTCTTTGAACTTACCTAAGTGGAATGTATAGCTCATGCTGGCAATAGTTTGTCTGCTTTAGTATTTTTAGCTACTTGGTTTTTACCCACTGTTTTCTTACGGGCTTTCTGCACGCGATCCATCATTGCGTAGAGCTTTCTTGCTCCCGCCTCCGTGCTTCCGTTACCGATTTCCGATACGATTCTAGCGGGTACCACAAACTCTCCGTCAGCCAAGCGAGCAGGCTGGCGATCACCAATAGAAGCAGGAATAGAATCAGATACGCCATCGCCGGGTCCTCTCAATAAACGCCCACCGTCAGAATAACTACCTAATGTAGATATACCACCACCTGCAGCGTATCCTTGATAACCACTCAAACCAATTTGCTGCTCTGGCGTTAGTTGCTGCATCATAGGAGGCAGGAAAGATTGATCCATTCCGCCAGTTAATTTACCTACATTATCTGTGTACTGCATAGTTGCAGGATTGTAGTTGTAAGTTGGCGCTGATGATGCCGCTGATGGAAATGACAAGTTTTGTAATTTTTTATAACTATTCCATTCCTCATCGGAAACACTTGGAATTATCCCTGGCTTATTTTCTCTTGCGTACTTTTGTCTAGCTGTACCCTCTGCTGTTGGTTGCGCCATAGTTCCACCGCCACCAAATCTAGCAACCCCACCATTAGCGTACCCTTGCGCCTGCAAATTAGATCCCTTCAGCGCCAACTGTTGTTCCATCATTGGATAGAACGCTTCCAGTCCTAGCTGACGATCTACGTTCTGCTGTGGTTGCATCTGTATGTTTGGCATCATAGATGTATCCGCTGCCGCTAAACCTGATGGCGGCGTGTATGGTGCTGCCATGCCACCCATTGTTTGTGTTGTTACGGCAGGTTGTGGCGATCCTATTTGCTGCTGAAATTTTTTCATTGAATCGGCATCTAATCCCGGTAACTTACCACCACCCATAGTACGGAAGTGTGGGAGCATACCAAACACAGGCGCATAAAAACCCCTAATAGAGTCTTGCATAGTATTCGAAGCAGCAGGCGTAGTCGTATCTACCTGTGTGTACTTCATAGTCTCAGGATTGTATGAGTACTTGGTATTAGATTTTGGTGCGCTTGCACTTGCAGTTGCTGAACCACCTAAAGCCATCCGCATTTCACCACTATATGCATTTACACCAGTATCACCAGATGGACTAATCACATTAGTCGGTGTTGGGCGAGCCATCATAGGGTTAGCATACATAGGCGTTTGCAAGTTAGCCATAGGGTAGCCAGTATTAGCCCCCATAGCATTAGCTGCTGACATCTCTTCTACTGGACCACCTACTGCCAATGACATAAGGCCGCCATCTTTAGCTACTTTTGTAACTGGTCCGGCTGTAAATCTAGGCTCTGTAAAATATCTCATTTCAGAAGTTGATTCTCTAGGCTCAAAAGCGTTTTCTGTTAAAGCTGTTGAGAATTCATAAGGACGTATATAACCACGACGTTCAGCGGCAGCGGCGTCAGCAGCAGCTTTAGCTTTTTTAGCATCTTCTTCCTGTTGAGCTTGAAGTGCGCTTATACCAGTTGCCGCCAAGCCGTAACCAGTACCTTTTGGTGTTGCGTCCCATACTTCTTTAGCGCCTTCAAAGCTACTAGTAGCGCGATCAAAGCCCCTAGAAAGATTAGATCCTGCATCTACTGGACGAGGAATATCTAACTTTGGAGACATATTTGTAACAGTAGGGGCTGAAGGCACAACATTTGGCTGAATAGGATTTAACATATCCGCTTTCATGTTGCTTACGTAGTTACCCATTGGGGATGTATCTGTTATATATCCCTGTGGAGCGTCCTTAAACATGATGCTTTTTTGATTCATTTGCCCAAAACCTGGAGTGTCACTTAGGTTTAATGGCTTTAATCCAGCTTCTTTAGTTACGTTACCAAACGTATCTGCTCCACCTAAAGTATTTCCAGTAATGGTATCAGGGGCTATTTTTGGTCCTACACCTGCATTGGCTAAAGTTTGATTTTGTGGGAACCCGCCTAAGGTTGGATCTGTTACAGATGGTGTAACATTTGCTGGCGCCCCTACTTTTACCAATCCTTCGCCCAGACCAGCGCCACCATAGGCACCCAAGCCCATCATAAAGCCTTTGCCTAGACTGCCTGTAGCTGCTGTACCCAATGCGCCCACAGTCACTGCTGACTGCATAGCTGTTAGACCAAGACCTGCGGGTCCGAGGAAAAAACCAGCTACCATAGGCAGAAGAGACGACAATATACCCGCTTCAGGAAGACCGGTCTCTGGGTTAATTGTCAGCGAGCCACCTTGAGACATAGCTAATGACTGCAGCCCGTTAACTTCTCCGGGGGTCATGTGGACTAGGACTTTATCTTCGCCTCGTCCGGCGCTTTGTAAATGGTTGGCTAATGTATGGAGGCTCATCGCTACCTCATTCCTATAAATTTGTCAAAGTTTAACATTATTGGTACTTTTAAGGCGTAATTTTGAGGACGTACGTAGACGTGTCGTAGTAGATGTCACCAGTCCGTAGCTTACCCGCAGCAAACTCAACCTGAGTTGGGCAGCTAATTCGTCTAGCCCCAGTGGCTTGATCTACTTCACTAAAGTTTAAAGCTGCAACCACAGTGTTTACATCTGGTCTTAACGTTGAAGCAGCCGATGGTCCGGCATTATCTATCTGGGCAAAGTACTGACGTAATATATTGTTAAGTGTGTCCATGTACTGACGGTCGTACTCGACAGGAGCAAGAGGTAAAAATGGTGCTCTTAAGGTACCTGTACTCATTATCTTCTCCCGTCAGGTCTAACATCTAATCGTGGTGTACCCAACTGCCATTGTGTGCCTAACGTGTCTGACTCAATCTTAAATGCCATCTGTCTACCACGTATGCGGGTATAAATAATCTCAGTAAATTGTTGTACCGTATAGGAGTTTTGCGCAGAATAATTTTGAGTTGATGCCACTATTGGCGCAGGTGCTATTCCGTATGGAGAACCGGGGTTTTGTCTTGGACGCATAGAAAACCTTGCAGCAGGGTGAGCTGGCGCTGCGGTAGTTGACCCGTCAAACGTAATATCAGGAATCATCCTCCATACAAACCCGTAGTTATGTCCGTCACCAATATCAAAATCAGACGACTGGATGTAGCAACCAATTGCGCTTGGTGGATTAGTTTCACCGTTATCTACAAGTGCTTCGTGATACACAATAATATTATTTGGCGTGGCAGCCTGCGGATAATCCCGTAATGGGGAATCCAGCCAAGCCGTACGTGATAACGTACCGTAATACCATACACGATCAAGGTAATTAAATATTACGTAACGATCTACAACGTCAGAATTAGTAGAGCAGTAGAACCACCACACCTCACTAAATCCTTCATTAGTACCGGCAAAGTACTGGGCAAACTGATCTCTGTTTATATCGTTGAATACATAAGTACGAACTGCGCACGGTAAGGTTTCAACACGGCCTGAATACACATAGAATTTATCAACACCCATCCAGTACACAACACCATTAGCCGTAGCCGTAGCGTTTGGAGATACGATAGAAATATTGTCTGCTAGTAAAGTAAAACCATAAACATTAGGGGGGCCTAAATACTGCATCGCATAAATAGCAGAATCAGTCCACACCAGAATTTCTTGACGAGTCTGTAATGCACCAACGATTGTTGATCCGTCTGATAAACGGTAGCTACCTGCTTGGTTGGTTATTGCTGGAGTCCAGTTTGTATAGCTTTCTTGCGCTGACCAACGAATAAGTAATGGGTCAATATCTGTAGTGCCGTAAGCGCCGTAGTCATTACAACCAAAGCAAATAACGATACGCGACGTATCAGATACTAATACTTGATTAATAAACGCTGGCACATCTGTGCCTGATACTAGCGTACCTCTTGTGCCATACGCTGGAGTAGCCCCACTGCCCGGCTGCCATAAATATAATGCACTACCACGAGGTGAGAACAATAAATCTTCACCAAAGTTTGCCTGACTCCATAGACGTAACTGCTGACCAAAGCCAGTAGAAAATCCAGAACCCCAAGTACCACGAGACCAAGTACCTGTACCCCAACCAGTACCTATCGTATAAATATCTAATCCAGTAGGAATTTGATATACAGCATCAGTATTTGCCCCGCCGTTACCTACGTCAGACGCATTTGATAATATCGCAGCACCGGGAGACTCTATGCTAGAAACCGCACGAGCTTGAATTGTATAAACCGTACCTGAGATAATTGTGGCAATCTGATACTCTTGGTTTAATACAGCAGCAGTTATGTTCCCGCCAAGACTTACAGCACTAGAGAACGTGACAAAGTCACCAACCTGCAAACTATTAGCACCAGAATCTGTAACTGTTATGGTAGAAGAAAAGGGTGCTGTAGTAACAGCAGCAAAAGTTGTACTATTTAAATTTGTCTCACGGATAGGCGTAATGTCGTAATAAGCGCCGCCGTTTTCTACATAAAACTTTAAGTTAGTGCCAACACCCAGTAAGTTGTATTGTTTTAACGTCACCCAATTCCATAACGAACGGCATGTGCCTAAGAATGTGCTATATGAAAGCGCTGCCCAGCCACCAATTTTTTCAGGGTATCCAGAACGAAACCGCACCTTGTCGCAATCATACCAACCGCCTTCATTAGCAAGCGTAGTACCTTCACGGTTTACACCGGGGCGAAATTGTAGCTTTTGTAACGGCATAGCTTAAGCCCAAGGTAGTGGCGGCGTAATAGGCGCTGGGGACATCTCTGCTTGAATAATTTCTGCAATACTGCGCTTTGCTTCTGTTACAAATTGTGGGCCTAAAGAAGTTTGTACCCATCCTACAACCTGCGCTTCAGTTAGCTGGTCGTAAGGGGTGTAAGGGGAATCGCCGTCATACACAAAAGATGCGGTGCCAGTAAGTGCATATTCATAACTTGCGTAAGTACCGGTTAAAACCCATTGTGCTTTACATACAACATCTGTTTGCCCCGCAGTTTGCGGATAACACTCTAGCTGCGTTATGTCCCACGTATACGTAATAGTCATGGTATTTCCTTAGAATTTAATGCAAGCTAAAAGCGCAACGTTAGTTGGGCGTGTTTCAGTAGATGTTCTAACGCCAGCTTGTGTTGACGGGTCTATGTTTAAAGTTCTTGCGCCTGAGAACCCAGCCGAACCAGTAGGAGCAAAACCTACGCCACCTGTTGTAAAAATAGAGCGGTCTGTACCAGCGATAAGAGTTGTACCTGAAGCGCCAGAAGTAAACGAAGCAGAACCACCAAAATTCTGGAATGCGTCAAGTTGAGTAGAACCAAAAACACGTCCACTATCTACACTGCCATCATCTACCCAACCACGAGTAAATTGACCACGTAAATCAGGTAAATTAAAAGTTGTAGACCCATCTCCAACGCCAAAAGTAGTACCAATCGCAGCAAATAAAGCTGCGTACCCTACACGAGATACTGCTGCGCCGTTAGCTTTTAAATAGCCGGTTGGCGTTGCATTCATCGCAACGTAAATAATAGTACCTGCTGGCACTCCGCCTAATGTTCCTGCTTGTGAGTACGATATGCATTTCCAGTTACCACTACCTAACGACTGAAATACACCTGCATCATTAGCGGCTGTTGCAATACTAGTGCCGCCGGGTAAAATCATAGACGTAGCGTTGTAGGTAAGGATTAATGCGCCTTGAAAATTAACGATACGTACTGCGCCCGCTGCGATTGTGCCAAACGACGTAATAGTTGTGGTGCCAGTAATATTAACAACATTTGACGCAGCCGCACCAATATTTACAGTAGCTGCTGAAGCTAGAGTTACTGGAGGAGCATAGTTTAGTGCGCCGTTTAATGTGCCACCAGATGTTATGGCTGTCTGCACAAAACCTGTTGTTGCTAACTGCGTGTTATTTGCGCCAGCCGGGGATGTAATACCAAGAGATACTGTACTTACCGTGTGTACTCCAGAACCAACAGCCGTTACATTTACCAAAGGGCTAAGTGTGGATGACGTAGAAATAAAGAATGTCGTAGCGTTAATCTTAGATACATAGTATGTCGTACCCGCAGTAATACCTGTAGGCAGTGTGCCAGTAGTAGAAAATGTAACCGCTGAGTTTGTCTCTGGGCTTGCTGCTACTGTAATAATTGTCGGGCTAGTAACGCTAATCGTTGCGGTTTGTGAAGAGCCTAAAAAGGTTGAGCCTGTCACATTTAAGTTAGCATCAATCGTAGGGGAGCCAACAGATGTAAACGTACCCTTTACAGTTAAGTCACCTGCAATCGTATTTAATTGCTCTACTATATTTGTACCATCGCAACGTATCAATACTGAACCATTCGCAGGGATTTCAACACCTGCACCGGCAGCGGTAGTATTACCAGCAACAGTACTAGCATAAACTGTGGCTATATACGCACTTGCATTTCTAAACACATAGGTTTTAGTAACAGGAGGTACATACACGTACATATTTCGTGAAGCAGTTGTAGTCAAAGAAACTACAGCGCATCGCGCTTGGTCTGCCGAACCATCTTGTACAGTTAGTGCTTGCCTAGATGGGTTATTCGCTGTATCAGTTACAACGACATTTGCTAAACCTGCTATGGAATCTTCCAGCACAGTGCCGAGGTTGGTATTAGTAATAGTTCCCCACGTACCGGAGTTGTCTCCGTTAGCCATAAGCTCAATACGTAAGTCGGGTGAGTATGTACTCGGCATAATTAATCCTTAGATAAATACATTGCACGTTCTTCATTTCGACGACGGGTTAAACCTTTGCTTACGATGCCAGCCGCTTTGTTATACAGCAATAAACCATTTGCTGCGCCTTCAAAATCTTGTCTATTGTGGCGCATCCTAATGCTTGACCGTTGTAACGCACCAAGCCCACAATTAAACGAAAAAGAAACTAAAGAATCAAAACGTCCCTGAGTAAGATTAGTGGGGCAATAACGTAAAACACCAGATTCAAAACGTCGTAAATCAGCTTTGAGTATCTCATCGACTTCCTTCATTGTCAAAGTTCTATCCCACTCTTTAGGGCATGGAAGTTTGCCTTTAGCCTTGGCAGCTTTACGCTCATCAAGCGTCATCTTCATGTGTTCTTGCGGTGCAATTAAATGTCCTACACCCGTCGTCCAGAGTAGGATATGATCGAGGTACGGCTTAGTCCGTACCCCTTCATGATGCTTAATTGCTAATAAGCAGCGTTCTGAGATATTCATTTTTTGCTAAATGCTTGAGTACCAAACCAAAACGCAATAATGGACGCCAAAATCTGCATCTCATCTGTATCAAATACCTGACTAATAGCTTCTACAAAAGGAACGCCTGTAGACCAAGCCCACCAGATACTTGTTATATCTACAACGATCAACAAGATTACAAAAAGATAAGTCACTACAGGACGCACAGAAGCACGTAAATCAATAATCCACTGTGACGCACCTTTACCAATTTCTATGTCGTGCTGGTACAAGGCTAGACGTTCTTGACCGGCTGTCTGTATTTCAATCTGATGAGTTTTAATATCTTCTATACGTTCTTGAGACTGAAAGCCAGCGGCTTGCATACGCAACTGTTGATCCATCTGCATTTGAGCTAACTCTAACTCGTGCTTCTTGTCAGACTTGTCCTGAAAAAAGTCTAGTAGTTTTGGTAAACCACCCATCAAAAAAGATAAGGCGGTAGAAATTAATGTCATCATTTAATTAGCCCCTTGCTTAAACATCCAGTGAATAAACCATGCAAACCCTGCAATAATTGCGGTGATTACAAACCCACCTATGCAGTTATAAACTATATTTAATGTACGCTGTAATTTGCGCTTCTTACGCATCTTCTCTGCTGCTATTGCTAATCTTGCTTCTGTGGCTGCACGTCTTGCGTCTTCTGCTTTAGCTTCACGCTCTTTGCGTAATCGGCTTAATCTTGTCCAGAACTCGTCCCACATACCAGACTCGTCAAAGTGGTAGATCATGATGTGCTTGATTTGATCGTAGTACTGCTTAATCTCTCTATCTGCTGCCATCATGTCCATCACGTACTCAGCGTCTGTGATTGGGTCTACTACTGGCTGACCATTTGCTATTGCTTCGTCTTGCGCTTTCTTTGCGTCTTCTAACTGTGATCTGCTTTCTTCGTACTTACTTGCCGCCCTGAAAAACTTCTTCACCGGTGAAAGTGATTGGCCTAGCTTTTTACCTGAGTCAACGCACTCATTAATTGCATCTACAGCTTCTCGCGCCTCATCGGCTGCTGATTTAACTGCGTTAACTACAAGTTTTACGCCCTGTATAGCTAACCCTATTGTCATCGGGTCGATCATGATTCATCTTTCTATAAGTACTCACTTAATAATATTTACTACTCTGCTGTTGTCTTCTAAAGCAATAAACTCATGGCTTTGGTTTGCCGGAAAATCTATTACTGACCCTGCGCCATACCCTGCTGACCAACCATTACCGTGTGCTTTTACTCTACCTCTAGCAACTATAGTTAGATGCGCTGTCATCTCGTCATGTGTGTGCATAGGTAATACATCACCAACTTTTTCAAAGGTATACACAACACCACTAAGTTTGCCAGCAGATAGTGTTGTGTTAAGCAATGACATTCGGAGCGTCGCCAGTTGTGTTAGTCACATCAGGAGTAGGTGCAGGGGGTGTAGGCTTTACTGGCGTAGCAATAATAGTTTGCGTATCTGTGTCATAGTAAAAATAATCTGCCAATACATCGTCAGCGCACTCAACCCAGAATAAAATAGGATTAACTTCAAATGTAGTATCAGATACTTCAGCAACTCTTACGCCTAACAAAGTACCATCGTATTTATAAACCTGTTCATTAGGAGAAATTAAAGCGTTTTTCATAATCAATACTCCACAATAACTACACCAGCTGCACCCGCACCGCCACTCCGCCCGCCGCTGTCAGCCCCAACTATAGCGCCTGAAGCACCACCACCATATTGCCCACCAGTAGCACCAGCAGAGCTTTCGTTTGTGGTATTGCCAGATACTCCACCGCCTAATATAGATGCCCCACCGTTTCCGCCCCAGCCATTAGTGCTACTGGTACCACAACCACCCTTAATATTTAAATTTCCACCAGACCCTAATCCACCGTTATACGCAGACTGGTCTAGAGACCCTGAAGAAGCAAAACGTGCCGGTGTGCCAGAGCCACCAGTTGCAGAACAAAAAGCACCAAAACTTGAAGTACCCCCTGTACCTCCATTGCCACCAGCTGTACCACCAGCCCCTACAGTAACTGTAACAGTGCCTCCGGGAGTTAAGCCAGAAATAATCTCTATAGCTGCCCCGCCAGCTCCTCCTCCAGCACTGGCGCATTGTGTGCCACCTATATTATCTTCCACATAACCTGATCCACCACCACCACCGACAACAGTAACCTTAACTTTAGTAATACCCGTTGGAACAGTAAATGTGCCGCTAGATGTAAACACCTGTATGTTAGAGAAACCACCACCGCCACTAGAAGCAATAGTAATAGCACCTGCTCCATTAGTAACAGTGATACCACTACCTGCTGTTAATGTAGCTTTACTTAGAGTATTACCAGTTGAATTACCAATTAGTAATTGACCATCTGTGTATGTTGTCTGTCCAGTACCGCCGTTAGCTACAGGTATTGTTGACGCTGCAACAGTAATAGAACCTGAACCGTTAGTAACAGATATGCCACTACCTGCGGTTACTGTAGCTCTGGTAAACCCTGTGCCGTTACCAATATCTAATTGACCATTTGTAGGTGTTGAGCTTAATCCTGTACCACCGCTAGCAACTGGAAGCACAGAACTATTAGTAGCTGTTAACGTAGTACCATCGGCATATACTGAACGCCCAGATGGATAAGTAACGAATACGTCTTGAGTGCCCGATGAAAAATTAATCCTTGCGGTTGTACCTAAAGAGTTAGAAAGCACTGTGTCTCTAGTCAGCGTAGTACCTGATGAGGTGTAAATGCCGATACCTACTTCCCAGTTATTACCGGTCTGATCTGCAATTGTATAGTAAGTAGTATTGCCGTTACCTATAACGGAAAACGAAACATAACCCGTAGATGCGCCTAATAGCGTAACTGTACCTGTGCCGGGACTTGTACAAGTTTCTTTAACTCTGTCTTTTAGAACTAATGCCATTTAATACACCTCAGTAGTTATTAGTTGCCAATCTGCATTTTGGGCGTTGTTTATCCACTCCCAATGCGGCAGTGCTGTCACAGTACCTACACTACCTATTGCTGATACACCACTTAAACTGCTAGATATTAAAGGTACAAATGTAGTACTACTTACGCTGCCAGTCCCTGTTACTCCTGTTACGGAGACAGGTAATCCATAAATTATATTGCCAGCCAATCCAGTTCCAGTTACACCAGATAGGCTTATTGTTAGTTCACCAAAAGATACATCACCAACTGAACCTGTGGCGGCTACTGCAGTAACATCATACTGTTCAGCAAACGTAACACTACCGACATCACCTGTAGCAGTTACGGCGCTTATCGACGCAACTTTTTGATAGCCTACGCTTCCATCAAAGCCTGTAGCTGATATACCTACTAACGATACTTGCTGGTTAATTATTACATTACCAACTGAACCTGTGGCGGCTACTCCAGTAACATTATCCTGTTCAACATACGCAAGATCGCCAACTGACCCAGTGCCCGTTACTGCAGTTATACCTAGCTGTCGCTCTTCTACTGTTACATTACCAACAGACCCAGTAGCTGTTACTGCGGATACAATACCTTCTTTACCAAACGCAACATTCCCTACTGATGCAGTTGCAGAGACCCCAGTTAACGTAAATTGTCTATCGTCAACTGTTACGGTACCAGCAACACCTGTAGCCGATACTCCTATTAGGACATCGGCTGGACCAAACGCAACATTCCCAACCGAACCTGTTGCTGTGACCGCAGTAACACCAACGTCCTGTGTTTCTGTAATACTGCCAACTGATCCAGTTCCTGTTACCCCAGATAGAGAAACATATACTACGTTCTCAGATAACCCGGAAAAGGTTGCTCCGGCGAACGAACTTATACCAAACATGGCTACGCCCGCCTTTTAAAGAGTTAAGCGATATTTAACAGCGCAGTACCGGGACCATTAGTTGGCATCAGTAACGTAAATGTACCAGCAGTAATAGTCTGCGAACCAAAGGTATGAACACTTACTGCTTTGTTACCTTGTGTGCTGTTGTATATAAATACAGCATCAAATGCTGTAGATAAAGTCACACTCGTATAAGTAATTGAAGCTGAAGGTGTCCAGTATGCAGTGGTGCCAGATGTTGTTGGGGCAGTTGCATTAGTAACCGTAACACCACCTGCCGTATACCCCGCACCTGTTACTTCACCAGTTGAAGAATATACAGTAGTTGAAGCATTAACTGTGGCTGATGCTAAATATAGAGCTGCTTTAAACGTATCCGCAGTAGTAGCTGCACGTATAGGTGCTGTGCCAAAATTATGTACGCCTTGTAAAATTTCGCTTTTAAACGAGGTCGCCATTGCTTGTGTATTTGCCATGATATTTCCTTTATCCTAAAGATGCGGCGACGGCTTCGCCTGTTAAAGTAAACTTCTTTATTACCATATGTACTGAGCGATGTACTAACTCGTCATTAAGCCAATACTCAGTCCATTCTGCGCGTTCGTTGTCGTTTTCATCAACCCCGGTACGTTTTTCAAGTAGGCTCTCATCCATGTAGCCTTTAGTTGTAAATATATCAGCCATAAAAACTCCTATACAAATCTAAGTAGTGCGGTTGTTGCTGAATTAACAGGCATTGTTACAGTGTTATTTGTACTAGTAAATATCTTATCTGATCCAAAATCTAATACTGCAATCGACTTATTACTCTGTGTACTGTTATATATCAACGCCCCACGTGCAGTAAACGAAGCACCGGGCCAAGACACATTATTAAAATTTACATACACAGTATTTGTGTTAACGTCCGTAGTAATAGTAACGCCTGTAATAGTATTGCCACCTGCCGTATAACCTGTACCTACGACTTCATTAGTAGTAGAGTAAGCAGTCGTAGTAGGACCCAGCGTAGCGAAGCCATCATACAAAGCCACCTTTAACGTATTAGCAGAAAGGTCTTGATCCCCCTGCACAATATCGCTTCTAAAACTTAACGTCTGACCTTGTTGGATAGGCATTATGGGTTAACCTTAATCTTAGCTTGTCCATCACGGTACGAATCGCCACGCTCCAGACCTGTACCCAGACGATTCAATTGACCTAATGCATCTTGGTATTTCTTTTCATAGAACGTCATAATATCAGCTTCACCTTTCATGAAGGTGTACGCCTCTACTAACGAAGCATAAAGTAATACTGGGTCATAATTATCGCCTAACCATGATACACCTGCGGTATTTGATACAGTGTTAACAGTAATCAAAAATCCGGAACCTACTCCCAAATCTGCTTGACCTGCACTTAACTGATCACCAGCAACATATAGGGAACCACCATTAGTAAGTACTGCGCTTGAAACCACATTATTAGAGACAGTAATATTAGCAGTGGCTCCGGAACCAGAACCACCCGTTAAAGGGACGTTAAAGTAAGTACCATTGGTGTAGCCAGAACCCCCAGAAAATCCTCCACTAAATATGGTGATAATACCTTGCACTATAGATACTGGATAATAGTAATAATGCATTTCAACCGTATACGATTGATCTGGTGTAGGCGCAATAATAAAACTTAGTTCATCTGTTGGTAACCCATTAGTTACTGTAGGTCCAAATAAAGCATAATATTTAGGTAGCCCTATGGTATTAGGGTTTGGGTAAGACGCTCTCATAAAGTTTACATCTTTATTGAGTAAGTATTCGTAGTTACCGTCAGTATCAATAACAGCCAAAGAAAAAACTGATAAAAAATCGGAAGGGCAAGACACATACTTATTACCACTTAAAACTGCGCCTGTAACATTTTTACGTAATGCGGGTATCTGAACACTGTTATAAATGCGCTTTTCTGCCTGTTGAACAAACACAGGCAAATTCTCCAGAAAATCACTTTCGTAGTTCTGGGTATAAGAAGTAATCGCAGTTATAAGTTCAGAATACGTCACAGTAATCCCTTAAGCCATTGGCCCACGTGCCATCACACCTTTAGTAGCTGCACCTGTACCACGAATTTTAATACCGTCAGTCTTTACGTTATCCGCAGCAGGGTCGCCTGCGCTTACGCGTGGGGTAGCTGTTTTTCTAGTCATCTTATTAGCTGACAATGTGTTCGGGTCAACCATTTTCTTTGTAGCCATAGGACCTCCAGACATACTGTGTGGTTTAGCATAGACAGCGGCTTGACCCACTTCTTTGCCCATTACTTTTTGTGAAAACTTAGCCATGATTATCCCTTAGCCCGATTTCTGGTTAGCTACACGTGCCATGTTACGACCCATGCTTTTCATAGACTCAGTAGTTACGCCGCCTTTGGCATAACATGAACCACCTTTTTTAAGTTTTAGCGTAGTCTTTTTGCCCTTATGTTGCTGAGTGTCGTGTTGACCCATAGCTTTTTTAATCATTGCTTTGTCTTGCTTTTTGTCCATCTTGTCCATGTTTTACTCCTAAGAAATTGTTACTGACCCTACTAAGCATCGTACTGCTAAGTTGTTAGGCGTTAAACCTGCATCATTAGCACTTGCTCCACCAACAGGCCACCAGCCCCACTGAAACACCCTACTACCACCACTAGGGTCACCAAAATCTGTATTATTAGTTAACTGCAATCCGGTATAGCCTGACTGATAATAGCTAACATCTGGTCTTGGTTCTCTTACTGCTTGTGGGTCGTTAACTGGGTACAGACCTAATGACAATTGCGGCTGATCTGGTTCCCAACACGTTTGACACACTTTTATGTTGACGTTCTTTGTTTTGATCGTCAACTTCCGTAACTCTTTTAACTTATACCTAAACCCACATCTATCGCACTCGGCGATTGAATGTTTACCTGACGAATATTTACTTGACATACATCACCTATAGAAGGTCATGCGTGGTACGTAGCGATCAGGTGCTTTCTCTCTATCTTCAGACGATGCTAAATCCCATGCTTCATCGTACTGTGCCTTCAACATCATAATACGATTAGGGTCTATCTCTGGCAGTTTGGATGAAATCATATACGCCAAACCGGCAACTAATGCGTTCTGAAAACGGAATGGTATATCTTCAACGTTTACGCCTGTACCTGCGTCAACCATGCGACGTAAACGCCAGTACACAAAATAATAAAATGGTGCTGCTAGGCTACCTTGATCTGGTGAAGGCCATACATTAATTTGTGGAACTTGAGGGGTTGCGCCTACTGCATTAGTCGTTTGCCCTGAACGGCGGTTTACCCACACCTGAATAGGACGACCTTGCGTTATTTTGTTTGGGATTGTTGAGTACGTGGAAACGCTAATTCTACTGATGTTAATATCAGTTTGGTTGCCAATCTGTCCGGGATTAGTGCGAATAACATGTTCCAATAAATCCACGGTGTCATTAGGTAGATCATATATGTACTGTCCTTGTATTAACGGTATTTGGCCTTGCTCAATAGTCCAAAGATTAATACCTCTGTTAGCCCATTCCGTAGTAAGGAAATTTAAACTACGTCTTGCTGTACGAAAATGATAGCCAGTACGCATCTCAACGCCGCAACGTTCAAACGCCTCTTCCATTAACTCATTGAGTTCAGGATTAAAACTGGTTGTCGAAGTTGTGTACGGCATGATCTACCTTATTTTTTGAAACCTTTTAGCGTTTCTGCAAGTCGGGCACGTTTTCCTAAGGTACCGGGTTTTTGCGCAGCTGCAGACAGCTTCTTTGCCGGGATGGTCTGACCTGCCTTCACGCCAAGGCTTTTCCGAAGTGCGCCCGGTTTCTTTATAGCTTTTTGAATCCATTTTTCCGCCATTACCTAAACCCCGATGTTTTCTTTGCAATGCCTTTAGGCTGCGCTACAAACTGTTTACCTGCTGCCTTGCCTTTTCGCTTTGCCTTCGTTGTGGCTGCATACTCGGCGGGGCTTAGAGCTTTGATCGCCTTTTCTGGGAGATAACGCTCTCCTGTCTTT